TTGCATTTGCCTAAACATTGTCACCATACCTGCTATGTTTAGCAACATACCAACCCTCATACTTGTTTGACCTCTACCAAACATCATAGCGGCTGAACCCGCCATCATAAAGTTAGTAGAAAGTTTTTGCATAAGAGAGGCTTCTATGGCTGCGGCCTTAATTCTTTCAGTCCTTAATTCTTGGTCATTTTGCATAGTTATTGTTTGAGACATACCTAATTTATTCATAGAGTTATTTATAGATTCGGAAGTTTTTTCTTGTTGTAAACCTAACGCATTTGTCTGTCTATTTGTGTCTCTTAAAGTAGAGTTTAGTGAATCTAATTGTGTTTCGTACTTATTAATAATAGGCGTAGTGTCTATTATATGATTATTTAAGGCTAGTTCTGCCTGTGCTGCTTGTTCTAAAGAATCGTCAAACTCTTTTACTGCTAATGCCGATTCTTTATACGCTCTTTTGCGTTTATCTCCTGTACCTAATTCTGGTCTATCACCTAAAAGAGAATGACGAAGTTTTTCGGCCTGTGCGATTTTTCTTAACTGTTGTTCTTCTCTTCGTAGAGCCTGTATTTGTAAGTTTATATTGTCTATATCTCTTTTAGTTGATGTAGCAGTTAAGTTTTGACCTAATATTTTACCTTTTAATTGTCTATTAGTCTCATGTAAAGATGATTGTAATAATAATTCTGCTTCTATTTGGTCTTTAGTTAATTCTACCCCATGTTTTGCCGCAAGAGTATTATACTCTAATCTTTTACTGTGTTCTGTAATTAATGAGTTTAATTGAAACATCAAACTTGTATGACTTTGTAGTACTTGGTTTTTATTACCGTAAGCATTTTGATTAACAATTTCTTCTTGATTTAATGCTCTCATTATTGTTTGTTGAGTTTGAAACGCTACATTTAGAGACTGCATATTTACCATTAGATTTACCATAGGCCCTATTAAATCTCTCATTTCAGAACCAAAAGCAAACATTTGTCCTATACCTGCACCGAGAATACCATCTCCGCCTACTAATATAGCAAGTTCTTTATTAAAATCAGCGTGTCTATTAGTGGCTTGTGTTAAAGCGGGCATAAGCCCATAACCAATAGCACCTGTGTAGTTTTTAAGTCTTGCTTCCGCTTCCTGTAATTGGAACAAATCTGTATCTCTTCTTCTTTGTATTTCCTCTAACGCAGGAGATAATCTCATAAGAGCCTCAAACTCTAACTCTAAAACCCTATTGTAGTTTTCGCTTAACTTTAAGAATCTAGTGTAGTGTCTATTACCTGCTACTTGTTGAGCCAATCTTGTTCTTTCAGCAGAAGTTAAATCGGGGTATATTTTGTTTAAGTCTTTCATTATATCTGAAAAATCTCTTAGATTTCCGTCTGCATCTTTTGTGGCTATACCTAAATTATGGAATGCGTCTGCTGCACCGTTTGTATTAGCACCTAACCTAGCATATATCATACGCAAGGCTCTACCACCCTTTCCTTGTTCTTCACCGGCTTCAATAAGAACGGCAGACATAGCAGCCATACTAGCAATACTTTGTCCCGTTAGGTGTGCCTGTGAAGCGAATTGATTCATAACATAAGTAATCTGTTCCATAGTAGCAGCAGACCTGTTTTCTACTGTGTTAAGTTGGTCGAGAACTTTTATAGAGTTAGCCCTAATTTGGTTTTGTCTTTCTTGTTCAGAAGCGTTTTCTGCTATACCCTTTGTCATAAAATGAGTTTGTTGCTGCAAGTTAATCATACGTTGCATAGCCGCTTCGGTACTCATACCACTTATTAGACCAAACTCCATACCTAATTTAGTACCTACGCCCATTGTACCCGGACCCATAACACCGCTTAGTTGCGCCATTCTAGCCGATGCTGCAAAGGCTTCATCAGCAGCGAACCCAAAACTTAAACCTAATTCTGTAACTTCTTGTTGTACTGCGGAAAAATCGTGTGCTGCTGTCAAAAACTTTTCTAACTCTATTCTTCCTTCTTCTATTTCTCTTGCTACGGGTATTACCGACTCCATAAACGCCCCAAATTGGTCGCCTATGGCTATACCTGCATCTTGAATACCTGTCACGGCATCAAGCATAATTGCTTGGAACATTACACTTGCTGCTTTAGCATCCTTTAGTAGCCTGTTTGCTTGGAATGTACCCATAATGTCGAATACAATTCGGGATGCACCAATTGGTATATTACCACCTCACGCTACTATTCTTTTTATAAATCATTCTCCAACACTATCTCCACTACCGCCCTTTATAGGGACCCCGCTATCTCTAAGTGCTTTAAGAACACCGCCACCGTCTGATAAGTGTTTTCTTTTCTCTCTTCTTTGGTCCCTTCTTGCTACTGCGCTCTTAGCATCTGTTTTTGCATCTTGCGTAGCCTCTTTAATTTTATCATTTATATCCATAGCAATTAATATATCTAATTGCATTTTATATGCACCGCCTTCGCAGTCATATTTATCGAATAGGTCCGAGGGTAAAACCCCCTTAAAAGCCATACATAGAGAGGGGGCTACTCTAATAAAGTCTATAAAGGGACTGCGCCTTCTTCTGTGTCGCCTCTAACGAATAATAAAATATCTTGTAATTCCTCGAAGGTAAGAGTATCTATATCGAAACCTTCTGTTAATATACACTTAGGAATCCATTCTTCTATTTGTGATTGCATTCCGCCGCCCATTTCTTCTATTTTATTAGCAAACTCTTCATTTTGTTGTGTAGTCCACTCACTAGGCTCTCCTGCATGAGACATTTCTCTAAAGGCTTTAGCCTGTATATTAGTTATTTTAAGTTTAGCCATTCCTGACGCTTGTTTAACCCAAATCTTGCTTCCATCATTTAATTCTATTTCTTTTTTTAGTACCGGCATTTCTATCACTCCTTTTCTTTTGTTTTGGCGGTTCCGCCTCGCTTATTAGACGGACTGTTCCATCCTCTTTAATTTCCCAAACACCTAAAGTGTTTATGAAGGTATTCCTATCATTCATTCTTCTTCATCTACTTTTGGCGTAAAAGAACGGGGTAACGCTTTCATTACTTTATCCCATTCCTTAGAATTGATTGCTTCTTCTCTTGTAAGTGTTTCTACTATTCTATATCTTAATAGACCCAAAGCATAACCTTCTTTTCTTCTTGATTCTTCACTCCACCACCAAATATCTTCGGCAGGGTGCTGCCCTAATGCGGCAGCCAAAACTTCTATATCTTTACTTGCTACTAATACTTTCATTTTTACACCTTACTGTTTTTTAGATTTCTTAGCAGCCTTCTTTTTAGGTGCTGCTTTCTTTTTTCTTTCGATAAGTTTTTCAACTAATCTACCATCTTTTATTTCTTTAGACCAAATGTTTCCTTCTTTATCTTCGTATGTTTCCATTTTACTCACCTTATGTTTATGCTACATCAATCCATACTACGGTTAATGTAATAAAATTACTATCTTTTTTTCTTGAAGTATCACAAGAAATTACTACGTCATCGTTGGCTATTGCAGCCCTAAATGCTGTTTGTACTTCTGCTGCTGTACCTGTAAAAGCATTGACCTTTAGTTTAGTTTTGTCTGCAATTATTGTACCACCATGATTGTTAGTCATACTTAATCACCTTAGTACATTTCCGTGTAGGAAGAATTAGACAAAGATGCACCTTGATAACCTATCTCTATTGATTTACCCGATACAGGGTTTACTAATGCCGTAAAACCTACTGTCATTGTGTTTGAATCTCTTCCACTAACACCTGCACCTGTTGGTGCATCAAATCTTAGATGGAATAACTCAATAACCATTTTGTTATCTACTGCGCCTTCTTCTATAAACTCTAGTTTCATAACAGAAGCATCGTCAAACGCTTGTGCTTCTGTGTTGTATTCTAATCCACCTTCTTGAATTAGTGTAGCCCATGTAGGTACATCTGTTGTACTTGTATAAACTACTTCGTTAAAGTCAATGCTACCTGTAATCTCCATCAATTGTGAAGCAGGTGCAGTCCTGTATGTAGAAGAACCTAATCCGTATGCGTTATCAGTATCTCTATTCATAGAAATATCTAGTGATATTCCTTTAACTACTGCTGTTGCGCCACCGTAAGTACCATCAGCGTTAGCGTTAAAGTAAACATTACCGTTAGCAAAGTGTAAAGCACTTAGAGCCTCACCGGAAAAATCGGGTGTATCTAATGCGCCTATGTCACTTTCAGCCTTTCCTACGAAATCAGCACTTATCATAACGTATTCTCCTACGTTAGCAGTTAGGCTAAAACTATCAACCATCATACCTGTAAAAGTGTGTTCTTTTTGTTCTCTACCTACTCTTACGGTATAAGAAGGATAACCAATTTTGTACCATTTTGCCGCATCAAAATCTTCGGCTGATGAAATTGCTGTTACACATCTGTAAACATCTCCTTGATATGTACAGTAAGAATCTACGTCAATACTAGCCGGGCCACTTCCTGTGTCGGGATAGTTAATAACATTAAAAGCATCACTAGTACTTAGTTTTGCACTAAGAGCGTAAGATGCAGGTTTCATAGTATGTAATTGTGCAGAACCACTTAGTGTCCTTTTATCATCGGGTAAAATACCGTGTAAGACGTGTCCTAAGAAATCGTCTATCTGTGCAGCCATATTTATTGTCCCATCTGAATATTCTGTTCCTGTTTGCATTTTTGATGAGATTTGCCTACTTATGTCGCTTCTTGTAAGCATATCAAAAGACATAGCAAATGATTCATCATCTACTTCTCCGAATATTTCTGCATCACCGTCTGCGCCTGTTCCGTAGCCGGTTTCTCTTTCTAATGAAACATATCTATTATTAAACTCGCTTGTCATACTATTACCTCTAGTTAGTACTTACCACCTAAAGAGTCTCTTATCAATATTATCTATGTCTCATATCTATTTTACGCATATATGTAAGAGTTAATTGGTGTACACATACAGTTTCGTCATCATCCATTTTAGTATCTAGTAAAGCACTATAACTTGTAATACTATCTGTAGTAGCCAATACCCCTGTTTTTGTATATAATTCATCAAACACTTCACCCAAAATATTCATACCTGTTCTGTATGAGTTTTCGTAGTTAGTACCTGCTACTACAACATATATTTCTACATCATAATTTTGTGTTATTTTACTACCACCTAAAGAATCAAAGGTAGGAGAGCCTACGTTAGTTAATAAAACATGGATATTAGGACTTGGTAATCTATTTGTCATATCAGAAGATAAATCATAACCGTATATAATACTACTATCCGGTACTTGAGTTTTTAGATATAATCTTTTAGAATCTTTTAATGCCTCTACTATACCTAATCCCATCCTTGATAAAGTGTCTTGTGCAAAATCTGAAACCATAAGTTGTTCGGGGTCAAAAGCACCAAACTTAGAATAATATACACTAGACCATTTTATAGACCCGCTAGTATTTCCCCATTGTATAATTTTAGAAGAACCTGTTGCGCCTGTTACAGTGTAATAAGCGGTTTCTGCACTATCATTTTGTATGATTTCATGTGTATATAATTTTGCTGCACCCGTAGAATCTAAACTTAACCTTAAAACTAATGGTACAGGATTTTGTTCCGCTAAAAGTAAATCTAAATTACTTATAGTGGTTGTTGTAGTACCTACTAACTTAATAGACGTAGCACTACCCGTACCTTTTACTTCAACTTTGTGAGTACCGTTATCTAATTTAATTAATACTTCATCGTTATTAGGTGCTGTATTATAAGACAAACAAGTTACAAATGTATATGCTGTATTTGTTGTTGGTGTTATCGTGTATGTACCGTTTGTTATAACCCAATTACCACCGGATGCAGAACCACCACCGGATGCAGCAGTCCAAGAGTCTTGAAAATTACCTGTTAGTGCAGTAGGGTCAGTACCGTTCATTCTACTGTTCCAATATTGTGTAGTTGTTGCTATTGTCATAATTAAGCCGACCTTCCTTTTAATGTTTTATATCCGCCTCTAGGACTAGATTTTGCTTTGTATTTTCCTACTTTTTGTGCGTACAATTGAGTTAGGCTTTTATTACTTACACCACCAAACTCTCCACCATCCATTCTACTACCAAAAATACCTGTAGGTTTATCATTTTTACTAACTTTAAGTACTTTACTTGTATAATTAAAAGACCCGATACCATAAGAAGTTATAGGACTTATAGGTTTACCAAACTGTAAAGCCCCTTTTTTCTTTTCAAAATAATGTAAAGATTCAGCCAAAGTATTATATATTCTTGCTTCTCCCCTAAAAGGATTGTCTCTTATTTTTTCTACTGTTGTACCCGCAAAACTTTTTTTATTTTTAATCTTTTCTCTTGTTGTTATTACTGTTTCTCTAGCCAATTCTTCTAGTAATTCTTCTGCTTTTAAATAAACTAAACTGCTTATTTCTTTACTTATAATATCAAAAGCCTTTTTATCAAAAAATACACTAAATCCTAATGTATCTTTTTTAGATTGTTTTCTTGTTATTTGTTCAAAACCATACCTACCTGTTCTATTATCTGTCGAAACAGTAGAGCCTGTTTTATATTTACTTCTTCTTAAAGCAGATGAAGTTTTATGTACTTGTGAACCACCTCTTTTCAAATCCTTTCTATCTTTAGAAGAAAAACTACCTAAACTTCTTATATATTTTTTAAGTACTTCTTCTTTTTTGTTTACTTCCCTTGCTGCTATTCTAGCGGCCATATCCATTAAAGGTATAGCCGGATAACCCGGATAATAAAGATTTTCTATATCAACAAAAATACCTTTAGTATCTTTTTTCTTTGACCTACTTTTAAGTTGTGAAAACCCACTTTTTTTTGGATTAATTTTCATACCATAATTAGTTAATTTATTAGCCATAATACACCTCAAGTAAAAGAGCCAAGATGTGCTAACCTAACTAAATTATTAGTGCCTCTCTCTCTTAATACATTACCCCTTAATGTATCTCCGCCTGTATGAAATGTGGATTCATCTTCCATGTAATATGCTGCTGCTATATCACCACATATTTCTCTAAGAACGTGTGCAAACTCACCTTGTTGTACTATAACACCGCTTGCGTGTGCAACAGAAACTCCTGTCACACCCGTTAAATCATTACTAGATTTTCCTGTCCAAGATATTGTGTCTCCATCAATATTACCACTACCCGCAGTAGCAAAAGCACTTGCGCTTGTTAATGTTATTGTAGTAGCACCTACTGATACTGCACCATTTAAGGTTGTTTCTAATACGCTAGGGTTTGCCCTACCATAGTCATTAAAAACCTGTTCTATTTCTATACTAGCCCTTCTTACAGCAGTAATTAATCTATTACCTGCTTGTACTCTTTGTGCGCTATTAAGTCCTATGCGAGAACCAACATCACTTGTAGAACAATAATAACCCATTTAAACCAATTACTCCTATTAATAATATTTGCGTTATCCAAAGCATACGCTTATTTATAGTGTGGTATTCTCTAAGTGTCTTTTCAATATTACTAACTGTAACAGATGTATTAGCAGATGTAGAACCTAAATGTTTTACCCAAGTATTCCATTTTTCTATATCGCTAGTCATATTATCACATTTGTGTAGAAATACCCATAGCCCCTGCTACTATTGCTATTAAGGTAAAAATAATTTTTTGCATATTTCCCATATATGTACCTATTAGACCATTAGTTATTTCTAACTCGGTAGCCACTTTAGCAAGTCCTGTTTGCATACTTACTTGGGATTGTACTAATTGTTCAATTAATCTTTCGTGTCTTTTTACAGACTCTTCTAAATTGTCTAATCTTATTGAGACAACATCAGAATCGGCCACTAAGCCTCACCCATGTGTGCTTCTAATCGAGCCACAAGGTCTGCTTTTTTGCCTTTTACTGAAAGACCTGCCTCTTTTAACTTCTCTTTCAATTCTGCAACATTATGAGAGTTAAGAGTTTTTTCTATTTTCTCTATCTCTTCCTTTGCTTCTTCGGCTTTCTCCTTAACCTCGTCTACTGAATCTAATAATTCGTCTAATGTTATTTTTCCATCAGCATTTAGTACTAAGTATTTTTTATATAAAAATACACCTATACCCGCTAATGCTACTAAAGATAAGAGTATCAATTCTATATCATCTAATAATGATGAAGAATTAAAGGGTATGCAATCTATTGTTTCATTAAGTGCGTTTAGGCACGTTTCTTTTGTTGTATTAGTTGTGTTATTCATTTTTATTCCTCTCTATCGTATATTACTTGCTTAACTGCTGAATGCGGTATAACTGTAAATGCTCTTTCGCTTCCTCTTCTATAAATCTTGAACCCATGAGGTGTCTCTTCAATGTTTACATTAGTATATGACTTTTCGGGCGCAATATACACTATTTTACCTGTTCTTACTTCTCCCAAAAAATCAACTCCAACGTGGGCCTTCGGCCCATCCTACTAGACTTGTTCTACTACCTTTGGTAATAGGTGCAACTCCGTGTTCAAAGTATGATAAGAAACATATTACTGTACCTTTCTTAGCAAGTGCTATTGGGTCGGGATTTTGTGTATGACTAAATGTTAGTTCTCCACCTTCATAATCTTCGGGGTCTGATAGTTGTACTACAATACTTACTTTTCTGTGCATACCATCTTGTCTGTTCCAATCAATATCGTGGTGCATACCGTAGTGGTAGCCTATATCTTTGTATTCTGTAAATTGTAATGGTGGTAAATAAGATACTTCTACACCAAAATGTTCATTTGCTTTTTCTATATACCACATCATCTGTTCTGTAAGAGGTCTGTATTTTTCATCTTGTAACCATCTTATTTGGGTTTTCCTGTGGCTATCTTCTTTACCTTCACCTGTTCTAAAGGTAGATGCCGCTTGAGGTTCTGCTTCCTTTGCCGCCTCAATTATTTCATTCACTATTTCTTCACTCAACGCTTCTTCCCACATTATCCATGCGGGATGTTTCATCATTTCTGACATAACGTACCATTACATCATAGGGTATATAAGATGTATTATGATTCCCAAGTACCCATTGTAGTAACGTAGTCTCCATATTTTTCATACATTAATTCTTTGTATTGTTTTATGTTCATTGGATTATCTATTAACCATGTATCAAACCAAGCCACATCCCAAGAAGAATCTGCCGGTGGAGTCCAAGTTTCTATATCTGCTTTTATTAAAGTAAAAGTATCATCTTTAACGCAGTTATCCCACACTAAATCTATTACATCTTGACTGTTTTCTATTATGGTAACTGATTTTACATTAGAATTATCCATTAGTGTTTGGTGTACCAACCCTATCCCTAGACCACCAATTAATACATCCCCTGTCGCATTATCCCAAAGCCATTGATGTTCATTATGTTCTGCCAAAGAATCTTGCATAATAGGCATAGGACAACCTTTTTTTAATAATACAGTATATGTATCAAAAGATTCATTTTTCATTTGTAAATACATAAGCCAATTATTATCAGTAGTTTCATTAGTATAATGTGCTATTTCAAAATCACCCGAAACACCTTCCGGTATATTTACTGTTACTCTACTCATAACCAATCATGTCTCCAATATACTTTATCAGTAGAAATTAATTGGTCGGGATTAGGTGCAGTCCAATTTCTATGACCTTGAACCCATCCTGTCATAAAATCTCCCGCAGAAGGCAAAACAATACCACCTCTACCGCCACCTAACTGTAATGCAAAAGCATTACTACTTGATATGCCGTTTCTAGGTACATTTGGTGTATAACCTTGATTTGGGGCGGAATTAATAGTACCATCTTGAAAATATGGGTTTGTTAATGTGCCGGAAGCCAATAATGAATTACCACCACTAAGGCTTGTTTTGGCTGAATCTATTCCTGTTTCCCAATAATATTCTAAATTACTATTAGTTGAGCCTGTATTTCTCATAGCAGCATAAACGTAAAAAGCAATAAGCGAAGTAAAATGTGAACCATGCCATGTGCTTAAATCACTTACAGACATAGCAGTATGTATATAATTTAATGCGGAAAGAGAAGCACCGTCAGTATTTTGTACTGGCCCTCTTGCTATTCCATATCTTAAGTTGTCGCCAGTCTCAATAACTTTATCTCCATTTCTATATTGTCCGCTTCCACCATAAAAACCATCAGAAGCCATTATTCTATTTGTGTTTCCTATAACATAAGGAATTGAACCTGATTGATACGGCCTAATCATAAAACCATTTGTAGCCCCATTAGCAACATCTTTAGCGTCTTTATCCCATTCTGCTACCTCGGCAGAAGTACCCGAACCATGATTAGGTGTTGTTGTTGTACCTATAAATATTATTGGGTTTGACCCTGTACCAAGTTGTGCTGAACCTTGACCACTAGCGGAAGCATCCCAAGCCTCAACGTCTGCTAATAATTCCGCACCTGCTCTTACTACCGCACCTGCTATGCCCGCATTTACCATTCTATCAACCACCTAAGTGTACCCATTTGCTAGTGCCGCTAGATTGTACCACACAAATAAATACTCTTGCACCGCTTGGGGCAATAGCATAACTTTGTCTCCAATTAGTAATTATAGAACCACCATTTAGACTAGGTGTAGCATTAGAGGTAGCATTATTTAAGATTGTAAAAGATGTTCCTACTGCACAGTTAGAAGGTAAGTTAAGAGTACCACCAGTCCAGTAAACAATGTAGCCATTTTGTGTACTTGCATTTAGTGTAGTAGTGCTTGTTACGTTTACTACTGATGAACCACCTGCGCCGGAAGGTCCAGTAGGTCCAGTAGGTCCAGTAGGTCCAGTTGGTCCTGTTGTTCCCGGTGGGCCTGTTGGCCCAGTAGGACCGGGTGGAATCGTAAAAGCGAATACTTTCGATGTGTCCGGTCCACTAGCACTAATGGCTAAAGGACCACTTGCTACGGTGGGTGTACCGAAACCTGCTGCTGCCCCATTAGTTCCATTTGTGCCATCTGTACCATCAGTACCCGGCGGGCCAGTTGCTCCCGGTGGAATAGTAAAGGCAAAGACCTTTGCTGTATTAGGTCCACTACTACTTATAGCAAGAGGACCGGAACTGACTGTTGGAGTACCAAAACCTGCGGCTGCACCATCTGGACCGGGTGAACCCGTAGCACCCGGTGGAATTGTGAATGCGAATACTTTGGCTGTGTTAGGCCCGCTACTAGATATAGCCAAAGGGCCGGATGCAACAGTTGGTGTTCCAAACCCTGCTGCCGTTCCATCATTTCCGTCGCTGCCATCACTACCCGGTGGTCCGGTTGCTCCTTGAGGAATTGAAAATGCAAACACCTTAGAAGTATTAGGGCCGCTTGCTGTTACTCCAATGGGTCCTGTACTAGCAGTAGGTGTACCGAAACCTGCCGCCGCCCCATCATTACCATCACTTCCGGGCGGCCCTGTTGGTCCTATTGCTCCCGGCGGGATTGTAAATGCAAAAACTTTCGATGTATTAGGACCACTAGAAGATATGGCAAGAGGACCACTGGCAACCGTTGGAGTGCCAAAACCTGCTGCTGCTCCATCAGTACCATCAGTACCATCTGTACCCGGTGGCCCTGCGGCCCCCTGTGGTATCGAGAATGCAAATACTTTGGACGTATCAGGACCGGACGCTGTTACACCTATTGGTCCTGTTGACGCTGTTGGTGTTCCGAACCCTGCTGCCGGACCAGTAGGACCAGTGGCTCCCTGTGGTATTGAGAAAGAGAAAACTTTGGCTGTATTTGGCCCACTAGACGAGACTCCAATTGGGCCTGTTGAAGCAGTGGGTGTTCCAAAACCTGCTGCTGCTCCATCAGTACCATTATTCCCCGGTGGACCTGTTGCTCCCGGCGGGATTGTAAAAGCAAACACTTTAGCCGTGTTTGGTCCACTAGATGTTATTGCTAAAGGTCCACTAGCAACTGTTGGGGTTCCGAACCCTGCGGCGGGACCAGTTGGTCCAGTTGCACCATCATTACCATCACTGCCGGGTGGGCCAGTAGGTCCTGTCGGTCCTTCGACTCCTTGTGTACCTTGAGGTCCGGTAGGACCCGTAGGTCCATCGGGTCCCGGTGGTCCGGCTGAACCTGTTCCGCCGGGTGGTCCTGCGGGGCCTGTATCTCCTTTGTCTCCTGTCCTAGCAAAAGTTACCATAACATCTTCACCATTTGAAAATGGTGCAGAAGAGGAAGAGTCTATGGTACTTACTGTTATGTCAAAATAACCCGAATCTTCTGATAGAGAAGTAATAGTATGTAAAGTAAATTGGCTTGGGTCTGTTAAGTTACTAATTTTAACATGACCTTTTATTGTTGATGTAGAATCATCAATAGTACGAAGGAATGATTGAATATCTGTACCATCTAAATCGCTGTCGTCTATATAGATTCTAGTAGCAGATGATTGAGTACTGTTGTTTAATTTTATCTTACCTGCGCCGGGGTCGCTATCTGATGTGTTTGTAGAAAAATCATATTTGAAAGATGCGCCACCAAAATTACCATCTGCACCCGATGGTCCGGTAGGCCCTTGACTTCCTGTAGGTCCTGTACCGCCGGGTGGTCCGGGTGGACCTGTAGGGCCGTTTGGTCCGGTAGGACCTTGGCTTCCTGTAGCACCACTAGGTCCGGTAGGACCAGTCGGTCCCGCAGGTATGCTAAATGCAAATACTTTTGCACTATCCGGCCCACTTGCTGCTACTGCTAAAGGTCCTGTAGTTATGGTAGGTGTTCCAACACCTGCTGATGCACCCGCCGGTCCTGTAGGGCCTGTAGAACCTGTACCACCATCGTTTCCGGGTGGTCCGGTAGGACCGGGTGGACCTGCGGGACCTGTAGGTCCTGTACCGCCGGGTGGAATAGTGAATGCGAATATTTTAGCGGTGTCCGGTCCACTAGAACCAATTGCCAACGGACCACTAGAAACTGTCGGTGTACCAAAACCTGCGGCAGAACCCGTAGGACCTGTATTACCTTGTGTTCCTTGTGGACCCGTAGGGCCTGTAGGTCCTTGTGAGCCTGTTGGACCCGTAGGTCCGAGTGGACCTGCCGGTCCTGTACTGCCTTGTGGACCTGTTGGACCATCCGGTCCTACATTTCCTTGAGGTCCTTGTGGTCCTATTGGTCCGGTTGGGCCTGTATCTCCCTTATCACCTGTTCTTGCGAAAGTAACTGCTACATCTTCCCCATTACTAAAAGGAGATGTTGCGGAAGAATCTACGGCACTTACTGTTATATCGAAATAACCTGTATTTTCTGTTAAAGAAGATATAGTAAATAATACAAACTGTGAAGGGTCTGTAAGATTGCTTACTTTGACGTGTCCTTTTATAGTAGATGTGGAATCGTCAATGGTTCTCATAAAAGATTGTATGTCGCTACCGTCTAAATCGGAATCGTCAATGTAAATACCCGTAGCGGCATTTTGTGTAGCGTTATCAAACCTAACTTTACCTGCGCCGGGGTCTGAATCTGTTGTTGTCGTACTAAAATCATACTTAAATGTAGCCCCGCCAAAAGAACCTTGTGGACCTGTTGGACCAGTTGGGCCTGTTCCACCTGTCGGACCAGTTAGACCAATTGTACCTTGTGGACCAGTAGGTCCCGTTGGGCCAGTAGGACCTGCTACTGTTGAATCTGCACCAGTTGGGCCTGTTGGTCCGGTAGGACCAGTTGGGCCTGTGCTTCCTGTCGGTCCGGTTGGACCTATTAAACCTGTCGGTCCGGTTGGCCCATTCGGACCTGTTGGTCCGGTAGGACCAGTAGAACCATTACTACCTGCTTGTGAAAAGGTAAAAGAGTATTTTGTATTATTAGATAATGTACTTGTTGTAGTCGAAGCAAGGGGTGTTACGCCTAAAGTCCACCATCCTGTATTATCTGTTACTGTGTTTATTCTAAACAGCATATATTCTTGTACGTCTGAACCTGCTGTATTACCTATGTGTAATTGACCTTTTCTAGTTTGACCTGCATTATTAAATGTAGTAATAAAGGTATCTCTGTTGTCTCCGCTTGCATCCAATTCGTCAATATATATTTCTGTAACACTAGCAAATGTTCCGTTGTCTACTCTAAAGAAACCGGATGTTGGGTCTGATTCTGTTGTAGTCGTACTAAACTTCCAAACAATTCCCGGTCTATAACCAGTAGGACCTATTGAACCTGTTGGTCCCGTTGGGCCGGTTGAGCCTGTTGGACCTGCGGGGATAGTAAACGCAAAAACTTTTGCTGTATCAGGCCCACTAGATGTTATGCCTAAAGGACCTGTATTTACACTTGGCGTTCCAAAACCCGCAGCAGCACCAGTAGAACCTGTAGGGCCGGTAGAACCTGTGCTACCTGTAGAGCCTGTTGGACCAGTCGGGCCGGTAGGACCATTTGGACCAATCGGACCTGTTGGACCGATAGGTCCTGTGGGTCCAGTCGGACCCGTAGGCCCTGCGGGACCTGTAGCATTATTTTGATATGCAATCCACGTATCTTGTGTAGCACTATGTCTTAGATATACTTTTTGGTCTTTTGTCAAAGTAAATGTACCGCTAGTACCTGCATTACTAACTCCTTGACCTATAAGAGAAACTCCCGAATCAGTATTAATAGTAATATTACCACTACCTTCATTCATAACTTGTAATTCACTTAATCCTACCGGAAAAGGAACAGAAGAGTATGGGGGTATTGTGTATGTATATGCAGAAGAATTAGTATGGAGTAGTAAACGGGCTTCATCTGCTCTAACGAATGTGTATGTGGCGTTTTTTGTTTCTAGTGGCCTAACGTCTGCGGCCCTACCACCTGCTGTAGAACCATCACCAATAAAAACACCATTAGCGGCTGAACCTGTACCTGTATCTAGGAATATTTGTTCTTTAGTAGGTGTGACACCGGCCCTTTGGGTAGTGGTAGCAGTAAAAAGATTTTTATTACCTGTTAGTGCCATATACTTCCCCTCTTTTATTGTTTAATAATTATATCACTAATGCGCCCATGATAATGATACCACTATCATTATTACTTACAACTAAGTCGCCTATATCAAGTGTTCCACCGCCACCGCTTTCTCCACCTGTGTTAGTAGCCCAAACAGGGCTGCCGCTACTTATAGTAAGTACCGTTCCTTCTGAACCTGCGGCTAAGATTGTCATATCATCGTGTCCCTGCCCCACTAATATTGCATCTTTAGTAATAAACTCTCTTCCTGTACCCCCCTCTACGACAGAAGTTGAAGGTGGTGTGTTTCTACTGCGGTAAATACCATCAGATACTTGAGAAAAGTTCCAATCTCCTTTTACCGTAGGTCTTTTTACCGTGTGTATATCAGCACTTTGTTTTGATTGTGAATAAGGACCGTATAATGTACCATCAGTTTCTATGACTAATTCATTACACGTTAATGTTCTACCATCAGATATAATCCAATCGTGTGTAGATGCCTCAATAACTACTTTGTTATATTTGACGTTAAACTTTTTTGTTGTAGAATTACCGTAGGTTGTATCTCCGTTTACAGGTAAAACTTGATTACTAGAAGTAGCGGTATAGTGTACAGTAGTATTACCCCAATTATATTCTTCATGTGCTATACTAATAGTGCCTTGTAATTTAAATATTTTTGATAAATCGTCTGTATCAATTGTTTTAGGACTTACTTTTACGGTAGAAGGAACTACAAAGTTACCAATATCTACCGAACCGTATGTATTCCATACTGCACCTGTTCTTGTATATATGTGTTCGGGACTAAATGTAGCACTACCGGATGCAGTAGCCAATGTAATTTTAGGGTATTTACCGTCTGTTAAAGTTAATACACCTGCGGCGGGTAATGTAAATGTTATTATACTATCAGAATCCGGCTGTCCATTATCGCCTGTCCAAATACTTGTGTTTGCTTCATATTGTATGTAAAGCCTATTGGTTGTTTGGTTTGCTGCACTATCACCTATTGGGAATGGTGGTGTTCCTGTAAAAATCCACGTAGTCCCTAAGTTATCTTTTATACAATTTGCTACTTGAATTATTAACCCTGCTTCAAAATATAAAGTAGAACCACCACAATTAAAAGTCCTAGTACCCGTAAATGTAGAATCTATTGTGACAAGATTTAGATAACGTGTATTAGCACCAAAGTTTATTTCTTGTTGGGCTACTGATGTAAAGAAAAGTGCGTCGTCATTTCCTGTTTGTAGCCAATCAGCCGGAAGGCTACTTGCTAGTGTTAAACCATTTGAAGTAGTAGACCAATTTTCAGCAACCATAGGGTCAGTAGATGCCACACCAACCCACCAATAATTTGTCATACTTTACCCTCTTTAATCTTGATAAAGAGAGCCGGACAATTGCGAGCCGGTTGTTGTTCCCCCGACTCTTGATGCTGTTGTTCCCGATTTAAACGCACTACCACCCTTCTCTTCTATCGCTGCTAAAGCGTCTTGTGCTGATTTCTCAAAAGACGCTAATTGTTTATTGTATCGAATGTCGGATGTTCCTTGTTGTTTTTCGGGGAATACAGCAGGTATAGTATCTATTAATACTCTTAGACAATCTACACAAACTAAAAACTTTACTGCACTTTCTTTTAAGGTATCAGTAGGTGCGCCTGTAGTATCTACACCAAAGTATTCTGCTACTCTTGCTTTTTTGTTTACTTCTGCTGTACGAATAGTAATATATTCTGTGATTGTACCATTGTTTAGACCTCTAGGTCTATTAAGTAAATCTCTAATATTATCCGTTGTGACTGCCATCTCCAAACCTCTCCCTGTAATCTAACGGTACGTCAAGCACTATATTGTTTGATGAAGGTTTGGTTGCTCGACCTAATACTACTACAAGTTTAGTAGCAATAATTTTTTGAGCCATTTCGCTATTTGGAATCCAATAAGGTTTTTTCGCATTTCTACTTAACAAAGACATAGGATGATTAGCATATCTTCTACCACCGTTCTTATGCGCCCTTATTAACCATCCCGGTCCGGGCAAATAATTATCTAATCTAAATTGCATATCCTCTATATTACCACTTTCGGGCAAAGGAATACCTGCTTCTTTTAATGCAGATGCAAGTTTAGCCTTAGAAGGTTTCTTTGGCTTCGCCTTGTTTGTTTTTTGTGTCATATTAATCACTTATTCTAAGCAACCGGATAGCACAAAACATATACTGTAACTGCCGGTGCTGTATCATCAGATGATGTAGATGTAAACTTTAAAGTGCCACTAGCACTAATAGTTGCTACGTTATCTGCTAATGCTGTTGCTCTAACAATTCCTGTGTCTACTGCTGTTCCTGTTACAATAGAACCACAAAGAGAAGTATCATCTGCATCAAAGATTTGGATGTTATTTCCATTTTCGCCACCGTCTGCATTCAATTGAATCCAAACATCCGCTACTCTGATTTTTTTATTAACAGTAAGAGTAACTGATTCAGTTGCGCCACCATCAATCTGTATTGCATAGATTAAAGGTAAAGCCCCATCGGTTGCATCTGCTGATACACTAGCATTCTTACCCGAAAGTAAGTTTTGGAGTTTACGGTTGATAGGCATTTATTTTAGCCCCCTTAAGCCCTTACGCCTGTAATCTTACAGATTCGGTTGTTCTTACCTGCTGCTGCACCATCTTGCATTTCGTGGATAACGCTACCCATGTAAGATGTTAATAGCCAATCAAAACCGACTCCCGGTAGACGTGTTAATTCTGTCTCTTGGAATCCCGGTCCGTTGTATGTAAAGAACTCTGCTGTTTCTGCACCCGGTATAAGTAGTAGACCATCGTTTACCAATGCGCTACCTGCACCGAAGTCTCTTGTGTAGTAAATTGTTAGGTTTGCGATTCTACCCAAGTGTTGTTGTAGAGACTCGACTACGTTTCCGTATAGAGTTGTGTTAAGCATAGCACTTCTCTTGTCAGCAGGTAATACTAGAGCCATTGGCTCATTACCGCTAACCTTTGCGTTAGCAAAGATTAAGTCCATAGCGTCTAGCAAGTCTTTTTCCTCGTCTGCTGATGCACTACCGAATGTTGATGTTGCTGCTTGTGATTGTCCATTACCTGCCATCAATTTTGTTAGGATGTGGTTGTCTATTAAGTCTGCACGACCTCTTACAACAGCCATTTGTTGCCTGTCAATGTTCTCAAAGGATTCGCCACGTAGTCTTACTGCATCTAGGAAAGTAACTCTACCCTGTCCTTTCTCAAGTTTAACTGTGTAGTTTGCTGTTCCGATGTTTGTTGGGTCTGTTAGAGCAACGTCATCAATTGGATAAGCGAATGTACCTGTTACTCCGGTGTACCACTTAAACTCTAACCAAGGAACGGTTCTTACACCAACCAAATCAGTCGCTATTGCGATTGTGTTAGACTGTAATTGAATGAAATCTCTTAGAGTCTGTTCTAAAACCGCATCTCCTACTGAGAACGGGCCTGTTGCTGCTTCTACATTTAATATTTCTTCTAGTGTGTTATTTACCATTTTAATTCACCTCAATTTATTTGCTATATCTAACAAGATACAGGAATAAAGTCTCCCGATGCGATTGCACCTTCTCCACCAAAGTAGTACCCTACGAATACTGCTGAATTGGTTGAGTCATCTACTGTGACTGTTCCGTTATCGGAAGCAGTCTGTGAAACATATACGGACATTCCAAACTTAGGTGCTGCTGTTGCCGCACCTGCTTTAAGATAGCAAATACCGTCAAGAGCAACTACTGAAACTGTTCCTGTACCTGCTGCTTCTAATGCTAGGTCTGCATCTCGGCTTGATTCAGCCATTGTGTAACCGATTGGTGTATCTGTTACACTTGCTGTCATTAGTATTCCACCTGCACCGTACTTAACTAAAAGTCCTTTGCTTGCGAATGTTTCTGCTATATCTACTACTGTTACCGGGTCGTTTCCACTGTATGCTACCATTTTATCTCATCTCCTTTATTGTGTCGTATGTTGGGGCAACCATTTGTGTACCTTCTCCAACTGCGAGTGTTTTGTTCCATGCACCGGCCCAAGCGTTCCATGCTTTAGCGTATAGTGCTTCATCGTTTTCTACTACTCTACCATTTAGATAGTTAGAAACTTTGTGGGTTGATTCAGAAGCGATTGCTTCTTCGATAGGTTTTTCGACTGATTCAACAGGAGACATTTCTACTTCTGTTGGTGTCGGGTGTGCCTCATTCCATGAAGCAATTAGAGAAGTTAGTGTATCGGATGACAAATCTTCGTGTCCCGACATTCCTAATTCTGATGCCTCATCAACAAGAGTTTGGCGTGTTGCCTCTACTCTTGCTTCTTCTAGTGCCTCAAACTCGCCAACTCTTGAATTGGCTAAAACGAGGGAAGCCTTAAGTGCTTCAATTTCTGCTGCGTAGTCTACTGTATTTTCTTCTTCGGTCATTATCTCACCTGTTTGTTGGTCTGTGTCAGTTTGTGAATGTCCTATAAAGGTTGCTTCTGCTGCCGTTGCTTCTATTTTTCGTATAGAATCTATTGTAGCCCTTTGATATGCAGGTTTATGTACAATAGCAAGGTGGTCAAACTTAAAATCTTCTCCAAACAACATACCATCTTCGGAAGCCTCGACAGGTACGCCGCTACCCCCAATTGACACTCCGTAGTTATCCCTAGACCATAAGCCGGACTCTAAAGCATCGAATAATTCTGTCCTTACAACGTGCGCTACATATCTAACTTCATAACCACCTGCTACGGTTTTATGAAATGATGCGCCTTTAATATATCCAACTACTGCTTCTTCTACGCCGCCATTCATATTTCTTGTAAAGCCGCTACCATGTTCACTTGCTGCCGGATGATTTAATGTTAAGTCTGCACCTTTCATTTGTTCTGCTACTAACTTTGCACCTTCTTCTGTTAAGGCCCATTTGTTTTTATTCATGCCTTCGTGGAATGCTACGCCTCTTATTTCTATAACAGTTTCTCCGGTAGATGCTTCTACTATTGCTTCTACCTCATCGAAATCTAAATCTAGTGTAACAGAAACTTTTCTGCATTCACCATCTATCATTTCTTCTCCTACCCCACATTCAGATGCGTACCCTTTCTTTTTCTTATCATCGTAATCTGCTTCTGTCTTAAACTCATGTCCTTCGTGTGCAGCCATACATTCTTCTTTAGAATATCCTGCCTCTTGACACCTAGACATATATTCTCCGTGTGTTTCAGAATCTTTTGGTGTGGGTTCTGCCGCTTGTTTTAAAGCCTTTTCCATTGAAGGTTCGGGGTCCTCTACATAGGCAACACTCATACAGTCTCCGTGATTAGCACATTTTTCTTGTGTCATACAAGAAGAACAAACATCATATGCTGCTTCTGCCTTTTTCTTAATAGGAATACAGTTAGGTACTTTTCTACCATTTTTCATTTTCATACCGTATTGTTCATATCCCGCAGTACAAGGGTCATCAGCATCTTTAGCCTCAACCTCTTCATCATTACATCCACATCCACATGGTGTTCCATCTTCTGCTTCTACTTTTGTTCCGCCTCTCCATTGTCTACAAGACCAATACCTAGCCTTCCATTTTGGGCCGGGTGTTTTACAGTTATGTCTAGCACGAAATGATTTTCTTCTAGCGGGGTCATCTCTTTTGATTTCCATGTTAGGGTCGCCAAATCGTACAATAACTACTGTGCCGCTACCATTTTTAGTATATACTGCAAACTTTTTAGGTCCACCCTTTGTTCTAAAGGGTTTATTGAGACTTACAGTACGACCTTGATACTCGGCTGCTGAAACATCTTCTTCATCCCATTCTTCGTATGCTACTACTTCGCCACTACAACCGCATCCACACGACATGGTTTTTCAATTTAGGGTTTGTCTTATTAATCTATTCTAGTATGCCGGATTGTTTTAGGCTTTCTATCAAATCTTTATAGATTGAGTAATCAGATAAAGTACATATTGGTTCTATATGTGTATCACCTATACTATAATTAACGTATGATTTAGGGCTTACATATACCTTAAAGTCCTCACTAACATAAGTGTAGTTATCTTCTACTCTTACAATAATATAGAATGGTTCTTT